ATGAATGATGGCATAACTGCTGTATTCAGATGTCCAGAACAAGTGTATCAATTAATTGATGAAAAGGTGTCAGAGATGCACAAATCTCCTTTATTATATATGGCATTAGCTATGTCAATAACTCCAATATATATAATTAAAGGAAACAAATTTATAGGTCCTAATATTTCAGCTCAAAACATAAAGACGTGTCCTATTCTACAATGGACTGGAGATAGCTATATGCGTTACGTTCCAAATGACGCTAATACTTTTGCTACAGTATTATGTACAAAAATACATATTCAAGGGGACATTTTAGATTTAGCAGTAGCAGATTACTTAAATGTGACTGACGTTGACACTAAATTATGCTTCTTTAAAGCTATTCCAAATGCACAGACACCACCAGGGGCAACTTGTTGCACTCCGGATAAAATTAGAGACACAGCTACTGTTCAAAACTACGCTATATACTATAATAGAATAGTGTATCTACCTAGCAAAAATATTCCAACAGGAATTGTGTTTGTGCAGGGCACTCACGCATTTAAATGTGATGTACCTGATATTGAAAACTTCATATTACTATTCCCTAGAGTTGACATATCGCAATGGGCTCTAACTTTAAATGGACCAATACATAATGAAACATTAAAAGAGTTAGAGATGATGAAAAACTTCAATGCCAATATGGAACAAAGTCACAATATAAGTGATCGGTTAGATAGCATAATTGAAATGATTCAGTATAACATTGCTTTACAGCATGTATTAATTTCTAAATTTTGTTTATTAGACGATTCCAACTCACTTAACTATCTTAGATCAATGACTAACGTGCACATATATGACACTGACGCTTCTCGATTCATAAACGGAAGACCAGCGAAAAAACACACAAATTGTTGGTCAAATGGACACTTTCAAGAAATGAAATATAATCATAGACATAGATGTTATCAATGTGCGAATGCCGGAAAATATTTATATATAAGCGATGAAATTAGTTTCTTAAGAGAAAGACAATTAATTAGTAAATTTTATCCAGTTTGGCACGATATAAAGAAATATGATTTTAATAAGATTCATATCACATTAAAAGATGGAGTGCCTGGATGTGGAAAAACATATACAATTAAACAGGATCACATTAGTGGATTAGATCTTGTATGCACATCTACAAAAGCTGCAAGACAAGAGTATATAAAATCATATTCAATCAATCCAGAATATTATAGAACTTATGATTCTGTATGTCTTAATGGATGCCCAATGTGTGATACACTGTTTGCAGATGAAGGACTAATGGAACATGCAGGAATGTTACTTCTAGTAGCTTTTATAGCTAAATGTAAATCAGTGTACATATCAGGGGACAAACTACAGATTCCATTTATTAGTAGGGTCATAGGGTTTGCTCCTAAGAATCATATTCTCAACCTAGATGATCACCAAATAATTAGACATACTTATCGACTACCAAAACATATGGAACTCATATTGGCACCATTTTACCCAGGAATTAAATCATTATCTAATGTAAAATATACCGAAGATCCTACAGTGCATAAGATTCCAACTCCATTATTGATTCCAGCAGGCTTTGATGTCTATTTATGCTTTACTCAAGATGAGAAAAAGACTTTGAACCATTTAACGGATGTCAATATACTAACCGTACATGAAGCTCAAGGAGGCACTTGGAATAAAGTATGTTTATTTAGAACTATGCCACAAGAAACTCCAATTTATCAGAGTTTATCGCATATTATTGTTGGTATAAGTAGACACCGCGTAAAATTAAGTTACTATACAGTCATAACAAACGACACTACATGTAAAATTCTAAATAAACAGCCTATACAAGCACAATATCATACAGAATTGAGTAGGCAATTGTTAGTCCCTATTAATATTAAACGACTAATACCTCCACAAGTGTTCTTTAAATACAACACTATAGACGCAAACATTTCTGCTGAGTATGCTGACACAGTAAATTGGATTTGTGATTACGCAAAATGTACATGCAATCAGGCATTAAATTTTACTAAAATGAGTAAAATAAGCCCCAATCCTCCAGATACGAACGATTGTTTAAAAGTTTTGACAGATGAGGTCCAACTATTGTATGACAGTATGTTTACGCCAATCGATGCAACTGTACATTATAGAAATCTTAATCAGAATGTGTTTCCACTTGAATCAGAATTTAAAGTGGTACCCCAAAAGCTTTTAGAAGTGAAACCTTCAAGTACAGAATACTTATCTCCTGTGCTTAATACTGTTCAACCTCCAAGGGATGCTGGTACAATTCAAGAAGCTATCATCAGTATGCGAAAACGAAATTTGGATCCTCCAATATTACATTTCACAAGACCTCCAGAAATAATTGATGATATTGTTGATAAATTCTTCGAAACTTATATAGATATAAATAAATTAAATCAATTTAAAATCAATAACCCTGCTCGCAACGCTCAATGGTGGATTCATTGGTTTAACAATCGTACTCCAACTAGAAAACGAGCACTAAACTCGTATCCTAAATATCCTAGAAAAGAAACGACCTTTGCAAGTCACGATAGACAAGATCCAAAAGCCAAATTAGATAATACGCATCCATATGGAATTGTACCAAGGCTAGTGGTGACAGCCCATCATCCTGTAGTAACAGCTAAATATGCAGGTGTAGCTAAATATATGGCAAATGCTTTAATCACCTGTTTATTACCTAAATGGTTAATTAACGAAGAGGTAACTATAGAAGAATTGAATGGACATCTAAACTATATATTAGAAAGTACACGAAAATGCACTCCACAAGAAATAGATTTTTCAAAATATGACAAATCCCAAGAAGAAATATGTTTAACAATTCTAGTTCGAATTGCCGAAAGATTAGGAATACCTAAAGATTTGTGTGCAGAGTGGTTCGACGCTCACACTATTAATAGAATAGTGTTCCATCGTTTAGGTATAAGTCTGTATACAAAATTCCAAAGACGTAGTGGAGACGCATTAACCTTCTTAGGGAATACAATCGTCTTAATGGCTGTATTGGCTTACACTCATGATTACACTAAAGCTTTAGGTGGAGTGTTTGGTGGAGATGATAGTTTAGTCTTTCTACCGCCAGATATGGTAGTGCATGACCAAAGCAAACATATAGCAGAAGTATTTAACCTCATTGCAAAAATTGAATTATTTCCTGAGGCTCCTTATTTCGCTTCCAAATTCCTAATATATGCAAACTACAGATATTACATGGTACCTGATCCAATAAAAGCTATAACAAGACTAGGTAAACATGACTTATATTGTGATGAACATATAAAGGAAGCTTGGATCTCCTTTAAAGAAAACTTTAAAGCATATTCAAATGCTGAAGTTAGAACTGAAGTTGCCAAGGCAGCTTTACTTAGGTACAAAAGAATAATGAATAATGTACCAACAAACATATATATAATTCCAGAATTTATAGCTCATTTACGAACTGATTTTAATCATTATAAATCGCTATATTCTGGACGTAAATTTCTACGTAACAGAAAACTACCTGCTGCTCTAAAGGAAGAGTTGACTCGAAAACAGTCAAGGCAACTTCCCTTTATAACAAACGAGGTAGATGAAATCTTT